CAAAATATGTTTACGATGCCTACTGGGACTAATTCATTTTCACAAGTAACTATTATAAAAAATGGTAAAAAATACACTAAAACTACTCATAATGGTAAAACTGTTGATAAAGTTAGTGGTGTAGATGGTAATATAGCAGATAGATAATAGAAAATTACTATAATGCGTTAAATATTTAAAAACTAATTGTATCTATTATAGAAAATGAACAGAATGATTGATCCGAGGAAGTTTTCTAAGTGCGCAAATTCCATGAGAACCTTTTTCTTAGAACGGAACTATGTTGAAGTTCATACACAGAATCTAAGATCAATCTTAGCAGCTTGCGAAGATCCCTCTACAATTTCAACTTACCAGTATTCTGGTGAAGTGTGGCCTTTACCCCAAACAGGACAAATGCATCTCGAGAATGTGCTCTTAGATAATCCTGATTATGAGGGAGCATTTTGCCTATCTACCAGTTATCGTAATGAACCTAATCCTGTCCCCGGGAGACATGATTTGATCTTTCCTATGTTCGAGTTTGAAAGTAAAGGCACTGTAGTAGATTTACAAGCGATGCAAGTTGATCTTTTAGATCATTTAGGTTTCGTTAAGACAGATGGTTCTTATCCTGAAGGTGAATATTTAGATATTTGTAATAAATACGGGGCAGATGAATTAGATAACGATCATGAATTAAGGTTAGAACAAGATTATGGTTCTGTATTCTTTTTAAAGAATTTTCCATTTTACACAAGTCCTTTCTGGAATATGAAATCTGATTTCACAACGAAACAATCTAATAAAATTGATGTTATCTTACATGGTATAGAAACTATTGGATCAGCTGAGAGAAGTTGTGATAGAGATGAAATGAGGGAAATGTTTTACACGATTTCAGACGGTCAGTATAAAGATATTTTGTATAAAGAATTTACTAAAGAACGAGTTGATAGAGAATTAGATGAATTTTTAGATAGAGACTTTTTCCCTAGGTATGGAGGGGGTATTGGGGTAACACGAATGATTCGTGCTATGGAAATGAGTAATTTACTGGATTAAGTTGTTTTATTAAGTTGTATTTTATATTTACTATAGTATAAAATATGGGAGATTTTAATTGTATTATTAATGCTGTATTAATGGGTGTTTTACTTAATCTTGGTCTGCCGTTAGTTTTAAAACCGCAGGCAACTCGAGAAGAAGTTAAACCACCAAACGGTGCTGCGAGTTTATCATTAAAGGGTCAATTTATGCATATGATGGTTCATCATAATCAGGTTCCATTGGTAAGTTCAGTTATTATAGCTATTATAGTTGGTTTAGCTGTTTACTTAGGTTATGTTCTTGATCCAATGAAATATGTTACAAAATCACTTAAATAATTACAAAGTATTTATGTTATTCACAATAATATATTGTGATTATGCATGTATTTTAATAAACTGTAAATCTAAAAATAATATTATCTATAGTATAAATGAAAGGTCAAGCTGTTTATGATTGTAAATCAATGTGCGAAGCATTGGGTAGTTGCTGTCACAATACCAAAAACCGTTGTATTGAGAAGATGTGTGAAGTTGATAAAACTAAATGTAAGAAAATGGCTAAGTTTCTAAAATGTTTAATGGTATGTGAATGTTTATGTTCATATATTTGTACTTGCTGTTGTGAAATGGAAGAGGTAAGTGATCCTTGCTTAAAAGAATTATGTGGAAAATGTGATAAGTTGTTAAGTTGCTGTAAAGATTTGAAAGGTTGCTTAGCTGAATATGAATGTGATTATCTTAATTGTGATAAACTAATGGGATGCTGTACTTCTTGTAAGAGTTCTACTAAAAGTTCTAAGAAAAGTAAAAAAAAATAAATGTAATATTATAGTATGCCTTTAAATAGTAAAGATAAAAAACTATGTAAAGAAGCGTTACAACTTGAATATGATGGAGTCAAAGAATTTTTTGAGAATGAATTAATGGAAGGGTGGTCATTAATTGAATTAGATTCAAAAGAAGACGAAGTTGTTAGTAAATTTCGTATACTAATGAGGAAAGGTTGTACTGTTGCTGATATTAGTCGGTGTGTTAGAGAATCAGTATCTGAATTAAGAGTGCTACTACAATCTGAATATGACGAAGATATATCAGATGCCGAAGTTCAGAGTGAAGATTTATTTGGTTTGGATCACGTTAATTTCCAATGGACTAAAAGTATGATTAAGAAAGCTAAAGATTTAGAAGATTCTACTAAAAAATCTAAACAATTGAAGACATGGGAACATTCATATAAAAAGGCAGTTGAATCTGGTGTTGACATAATGGATTTAGATGATACGATTAAATCAACTATTGCTAAATATTTACGTGATATGAAAGGTGCTAAAAAGAAAGGCGCTAAAAGAAAAGATAAAAGGTCTAAAAATAAAAGGTCTAAAAAATCTACATCTAAAACAATAAATAAAATAATTCAACTCAAAATTCCTAATAATAGGAATATTAGATGGGCATGGTTAGTTCGTATTAGAGAAGATAATAGATATGTTGTACGTTATCCCAAAAATAATGTATTAATAAATAAATTAGAAGCTAAAAATGATAAAGATTTTTATAAAGAAAAACTTGCACCCAAATTAGCTACAATAGTTTAAATTTTTTCAAATTATTCATATGTAAAATTTCTGAATAAGAATCTTTATCAAAATCATAATTAGAACCTTTCTTTGCTATATATTTTTTACCCGATTTTAGATATATTTTGTAAGGGTCGGTTGATTGATAATGATGATTTACTGCTTCTTTAACATAATTCTTTAATTCAGATAATTTAACAGATTCAACATCTAATAAATCATCTTTAACATCTAATATATTATAATCAATACTACAATTAAATTTTAAATCACCTAAACTTGTTATTTTCATATTTTTAAATTGAATATATTGCTCCACTGATGTAACATCAGGTTGCGCGTTTTCATTTATCATTTTTAATAAGATACATTTTTATCAGTGAAATAATTATAAATTTTTGGATGAATTTAAAATTCCATATTTATACTTTATTAAATATTTTAAATATCATTTTCTGATGGTACCATATCCACTAAACTGGTTTGACTACTACTCTTTTTAACTTTCCCGTATTTATATTTCATGTATATTAGAGATGATTCTAATGTTATCACTGATAAACAATTTAACATTATTGGATATTGTTCATGAACTATAGTATAAAATAAGAAACATGAATTAGCTGTTATATTGATAGCCATCGTTTGACTCGATAAATCACCTGCTGATTTAGATTTATATACCTTATGGACTTGTGGGACACGTGAAAATAGACCACAACAAGTACCTATCATAGATACCACATTTGCTACCATTTCAAGAGTTATCATAATTTTACTTATTTAAAAACATATATCTTTATATATAGAAAGATGGATCCTCTTGAGGTAGCAAAAGAAAAACGTAAGAAAAGATTAAAAGAAATACAATTGATATATAATATTTATTATCCGTATTAAATTTTATTATCTTCTTTCAATAATTTCACAATATACAATATACTGAAACCCGCGAAAATATGTTTTAACGTGTGTCCACTTATCATATTATTTGTTAATTTATATATTTGATGATCATAATATTCTACAAAACGATATAATACAGTGAAAAACAATATAATATATAAATTTTTCTTAACACCGTTAGCATCTTCATCTTCATTATCATAATATTTTAGAAAAAATATTATAGGAACACCTATCAGTATTAGTAAATATAGTCTTATATCACCTGTTTGTTTCCAATAAACTACACTTAAGATACCTAATATATAGAATAGTATACCACATTTATATTCATTTATGATATTTAATACTATTATAGATAAAGTAGCTATCATTAGAATATCCCAAAAGATGGATTTATCTGTAGGATTATAATGATAATAAGCACTAGCTAAACTCAATAATGTTATATGAATTATTAATAAATTATTGTTTGTATTATTTTCTGTCTTGTGTTTTAGTAAATAAATAACAGGTATAATAATAAATAAATTACTCAATACATTCATAGCATTTGGTAAACCAACTAACCTTCTCTTATCAGAAAAATTATGATAACCTTTTGGTAAAGGTATTTTATTCATATATATTAATTTATAAAATAAAATAACGGTAGTTTTACCCAAATGTTAACAACTGATAGTGGGGCAACTTTGTTAAGTATTTCAGGAGATAAAAAAATGAAGAATTAAATTAAGTATTTTTATTGTATATTTTAAATATTTTACGTTCTATTTTAAATTAATTTCTTTGAATTATATGTAATTTTTTCTATGGTATATTATAAAAGAAGTATGTCAGATAAAAGAAGTATGTCAGATAAAAGAAGTATGTCAGATAAAGCTAAGAGAGTGGTGGAGTTCGCTAAAGAATTAGATAAACCTTTGAATATATTATCGTCTGTAGTTAGAGATGTACAAGCAAACTGCGGGCCAACTGATCCAAATAATGAAAATAAAGTTGCTCAGTTAATTAATAGAAATACGGGTTATAATCTCAATGCTGTCCCTAAAAGTAGTTTACCCAATTTAACTGATTATTTGGAGGAATATATTGATAATCGTAAATCTCTATGTGAATACCTGGGTATTTACAAATATTCCACAGGCGCTGATATTGTTAAAGAGGCAACAAATGATAATAGTATTTCAATACAAGACGCTATAGACGCGTTAGACGGTGACGGCATGGGAGGAGGAGGGTATAAAAGACAAACAACTAAAAGGCGTTCTTCTAAAAGGCGTTCTTCTAAAAGGCGTTCTTCTAAAAGGCGTTCTTCTAAAAGTAAAAAATATTCTATTAAAAGGAATAGACGATCTAATAGAAAGAATAAACGTTCTACTAAACGTAAAAGACGTTAAATTATTATGAAATAGTATTCTCATAATGTGAAAGTCTATAATTTTTTTTATCATTAAATATTAATACAAACCTTCTTACCATCTACTACAAGATTAACCGTATCTGATGTTATAAATGTTCCTATTGCTGGCGTAACCCCTTCTTCTAATGTAGGCTTCACCTGTGTGTTGTTATAAGCCCAACGATCGCGCAGATCATGGAACTCTGCCTTTAAATTAGTGGGTCTAAATCCACTAGCTATTGGGAAATCTGTATCATTGATAGGTAGTGTAACATCCTTTAGAACCATAAACCATGAATTCTTTCCAAAATGATTCTTAGTTAATCCCATATCACAAATAAGTTCTATTTCTACATTAGATGGAACATAACTATCCTTGAACCAACTTTCATTAAATCTTGCATTACTTGCTTCATTACATGTCATGGGATCTACCGGTAACTTAAACTTATTCTGGTAATGATGCTGGACGTATGTTTCCTTGAATACATCACTCTTAGCATCTAATCGTGTTACGTAACCGGGTGTGAAGTTTCGTGGATTAATAGTAACGCGGTGTGATCCCTCCTTTAACCAAGTAAGGAGATCGGTAAGGTTTGTTGGAATGCGTTCTGCTTCTGTTTCAGCTAAACTCTTCTTCTTCTTGGGAGTTGCGTTAGCAAGATCCATAAAACTAATATTTGATGAAGGAGTAAATACTGGTGCTGTAGGACTTAAACTCTTCTTCTTAGTCCAAGTATGAAAGATACACCATGGTCCTATTACAGGAACTTCTGATGTAGGTTCTCCGAAATATTCTATCCACTTTGAATCAAGTGCCTTTGCTCTGTTACTTTCCTTAGTAGTCATTTCTATTGGTCTCTTTGTTGGAGAACCAAAGGTATGTGTCTTGATAGTCATCTTATTCATAGTATTCCTATCTGTTGCCCAGACTTCATTAATTTCAATATCAGGTTGCCCCTTTTCTCTGATAACTACTGAAAATGGGACAGGTCTTGTTAAACCCCTCCTACGATAGTTATTAACCATAATCTTAAATGTTCCTGGACCTACAGAGACATTTTCACACGGATTTTCAACTACTCTTTGTGCATTCATATCAAAATCCAGTGTAAATACAGAACCATCTGGCGCAGAAACACGTCTCCTACCATAATATATTTCTGGAAGGAATGGTTCTATAGGTTGAACATGAAGATCTAAATCATCTGAGTCATTCCACGTAAGTGTGATTGTCATATCACTACTAACATTGTGTTCTTCTAAGATATCAACAACTCTCCTTACCTGATATGTTTCGGGTGATGTACGTCTGTCCATTTCTTTAAGGATATCATCTACTGTTTCCATCTGAATGAAATCTGTTATATTTGATGATTGCTGGTAATCTAAATGAACGTAAGAACCAGATTCATTATTAACTTCATTTCTACCCGAAGTAATAGCGACCATGATAACGTGTGCCTTATTCTTTTCACTCATATGAGTGAAATATTGGGAACCGCGGTTCTTAGCAAAATTCTGTACATACTGAACCCACTTGAATACACTTAACCAATGCCCGGTTCTTTCTAGTTCATTAATTCTCTTTAGAATGAGACTAACCGCAGTTACTGCTTCAGGATTACATAACTTCTCAATCCTGGGCACCATAAGTCTAAAATACTTCTTAATAAGACCTTGATATGCTAATACCTTATCATTAGGTGTATATTCATCGGGTGTAATTGTAGGGTGTTCATACTTGTTACCATCTTCATCTTCACCCTTAGCTACATTTGGGAAACAACCTTCCTTTACAATGAAAGGTCTAGGTGCTACAAGAGTATTCTTATTTTCTGAACCATTCATCTTTTCAATTTCCTTTCTAATATTAAACAGACATCCATCCGGACATCCACCATCTGTCTTACAGCGAATATTTCGTAAGAACACTGATCCATTTTCCTTTGAACCATTTTCCCCAGAACCCTTTGCAACTGGTCCAAAAAGTCTTGAAAACTTTGATACCCTTGAAACACATTCAACACATTGCCAGTGCTTCCTCATCATAGACTTTACAGTATCATTAGGAACTGAATTATGTAACAAGTAGTTTACACCATTAACCCTGTATGTCTTTACTGGTGTTTGATCATGAACAAACTCTTCATAGGTTCTTTCATTTGAATCTTGAATCTTTTCATCTGGTTCAGCAATAGTTGTATCAACCCCCGAATCAACACCAGAACCAGAATCAACTGCTTCTGGCAAAGAATCAACTGTATCTGGTACTGGGTCTGTCTCAGATCCAGAATCAACCATCACAAACTCATCATCAGAACTCATTTGTATAATAACTCTTTAAGTAATCTTTATATTAATAAAAAAAATAAATACAAAATCAAATTTATATATTACTCAAACTGACACAATTGATCATTACTATCTATTCCTATAGGATAGGCAAATAAAACTTTCATATTATTATACATTAATTGTCTTGTGGCTATATATGCGACAACCTGATCTATATTCATATGGGAATGTGTTGTGAGCAAATATAAGATGACTTGTTCAAATACCTTACATCTTTTTAGTCTGCTTAATTTTATTTGAGATTCATTGATTAGATTCGCAAAGTAATTAGGTGTATTTTCCATTTCATCTTTTGTTCTAGTATACTTACATAGAAAATAAGGATCTCCCACAATTTTAATTGATTTCAAAATATTTTCTCTTTCTTTGTAATATTGAACGAATACATCACTATCTATGTAACCACATACTGTTTTAAAGATACAATCATTACCACTGGGATGTGGTTGAAAAGGCGAAATACTTTGATAAAATTTAAGAACCTCTTCATCATTCAATTGAATATATAATTTCCATAGAATGTCTATGATTTCGATTGAGGGACAGACTTCGTATAAGTAGAGGTAGAATTTTTGTTTTGGCCTAAGTTCGTATTCGTATTCATATCGGTTTGTTGACCTTTTGCCAAACATAAGTAGTTTAATATAGTTAAGTTATTATTTTCTATTGGTTTTATTTCTTCTAATTTCAGTTGGTTATCTAATAAAGATATGCCAACGGTTACATCATTTGTAAAGTTCATTTTATTTATAGGTATATTTAATATAAATCAAATTTTAAATATGTCTAATTTTCATAATATATTAACCACCATTCAAGTGTATTTGGGTCATTTATATCGGAATAACAAGGTCTTATACAATATTTACTTTTACCCATTCCGCTGGTTACTCTTGATGTTTTAAATAATTTATCTTGTGATAATACTATATTTTTTCCTGATATATTAACTGTATAATATCCATTTATTATTTTATCTTCACCCGGTTTTTTAGGTGATCTCCGTTTTATTACTTTTAGTTCTCTACCCTTTTTAACCATACCTTCAAATGTTTTATATGGTCCTTCTATAATAGGTATATCCTTAACTTTTTCAGAACAACCATCCTTTAATTGTTCTATATGTTTTACACTATTAAATGTACCAGTGCTATATGTGATATCATCTTTCTTATTATATTGGGTTGTTTTTGTATTCCATACTGTTCCCTTTTTGAATTCCATATTATTTTCCCATAATTTAATATAATTCTCAAGCGATGCTATATTTGTGTAACATATACTATCACCATTGTCATCATAACCAGTTAGTCTTCCAAATGAACCTTGAATAATACTTGAATCATTTGGATTTGGAACATATCGTTCATATGAAATACCTATATACTTTTTGTATTGAGTTTTAGCACACCTTAATATTTCACAGTAAAAGATAAATGTGTTTTTATCTGGTTGTTTTTTAAGAATATCGTTTATATCTGCTTTTTTTGATTTGAGATAATTTTTATTATATTCATATTTTTTTCCAAATACTTTTTTAATATTAGATATTACTTTTGATTGATTATTTGTTCCGTCTTTATTTTCTCTCTTATTAGGGACTCTTACTAAATGGTATCTATTATTAGTAAAATTAGTTTCTATATCTTGTTTAAGTTCTCTAACATTATCTATATTTGTTAGATCAAGGAATTGTTTTACTCTATTTTGTTCAATAGCTTGTTCAGGACCATAATGACCTTCACCTGATTCAAGTTTAACCTTATCTGAGTAGTATTTCCAATCTAAAATATCATTCATATTTCCGTCTGGGGTTGCTGAAAATTGTATTAGTTTTATATCGTTTTCTAAAAGGAAATCTAAATCATAAAACCCACAATCTACAAATGTTTTATGAATAGTTTGTTTATCTTCACATGCTATTTGTATTTCATCCATAATGATTAAAGTGTTTTTTTTTTCTCTAATATCTTTCATGAAAGTTTTTGATAAATTTGCTCTATGAAATACGCACGAATTAATAGAATCAGGCATTCTATTTTTGGTATCTTTTTTCCATTCAATATCAGATAAACCTGTTATAATATAAATATTATCAATAGGAATATTGTTTGATAATATATAATATTGAATAAGTGCTGTCATACATCCTGTTTTACCTGTTTGTGTCATTCCATAAACTAAACAATTTATTATAGATTTGTTATTAAATATATTCCTTACAGCTTTACCACATGTTTTCTGATTTTCATGTATAGTATTTATACCTTTTAATGAATTAACTTCTATTTGTTCTGATAATATATGTGCTTCTTTTTGAATTATATGTAATTCATTTAATTCATACTCAATAATTGAGCGTTGCTTTATACCTTCCATTATTAATGTATAATTTTAATTTATTTTTAAATTAAATCAAATTTCTTTTGTTTAAATTTGATTAAATTATATTGGTTATTAACCAACTTAACCATGGATTGTCCTATCTGCTTTGATCGTATTACTGGTGTAGATAAAACAGTATTAAAATGCAATCATTTATTTCATAAAGAATGTATTGATAAATGGTTTAAAAAGTCGCATCGTTGTCCTTTATGTCGTGATAGTTTATTTAATATGAATATATCTGATAGAGAAAAGAATTATTGGAAAAATATTAAAAAATCAAATGAATTAATCAATGCTGAAACTAATATTATCTTTAGAGTTTGATGGATTAATTATATTTAATATAATAAAGAATGAATACCAATGAATTAATACGTTTGTTTTATCCAATGTTTGCTGGTTATTTGGTATCATTAAAATGTAAAATGAGTAAATCTGGAACTAATATTAAATTTAGACCTCCTGGATATGTTTTCGGAATAGTGTGGCCTATATTATATATTTTATTAGGATTAAGTTGGATTAATTCAGAATATAAAAAAGATAAGATTATTGATGGTTTATATTTTGTTTTATCAACATTGTTAGCATTATGGATTGTGGTGTATTCATGTTATAAGAGTAAAAAAGGTGCTTTGTCAATTATGTTATTATCTATTTTAGCGATAGTATTTTTAATGATATTAATTTCTAAGAAGAGTAGATTGTATTTGGCTCCTTTGTTAGTATGGTTGTGTTACGCATTATTATTAATATAAAGGATAAGTTGTGAAAGAAATGATGGATGAATAAGAAGAAGGTATCGGATGTATTCAGCTATAATAATACTATCTATTAGATATTATCTTTTTCTTACTCTTTACGTTTTTTACTCTTGTTCTTTTTACTCTTACACTTTTTACTTTTACGCTTTTTACTTTTACGCTTTTTACTTTTACGCTTTTTACTTTTTCTTTTTTTATATTTATTCCCTCCACCCATTCTAGGATTACCACTGGGTTTTTTTTCTTTATCCTCGCTACCTGATGGAATTGAGGCGTCCGGCGAAGCAACGCGGTCGTCATCGCTTCTAACACTGCTCCCCGTGTCGTCACCGCTGCTAACACTCCACGGATGTGACATCACACTGCTTGTCTGAGACATCACCCCCGTGTCGTCACCGCTGCTAACACTGCTCCCCGTGTCGTCATCGCTGCTAACACTGCTTGTCGAAGACACCGTCCCCCTGTCTGCCGGTGCGTTACGTGCTACCGACCGCAATGCAAGCAGTTGGTCACGTTCCTCCATCGCTTCTCTTAGAAGCTGCTGCAATTCAGAATCAGAACCACCTTTTTGTCTTCTTTTAGAAGTTTTTATTCTAGAATATATTTTATTCCTTGTCATATTTATATTATAGTAAATAAAAAAAATTATAGTAAATAAAAAAAATTATAGTAAATAAAAAAAATTATAGTAAATAAAAAAATTTATTCCTTAATGATTTAAAAATTACAAACTATGGATTTACTTAAATTAAACAATGTTATTTATTGAGCACTGCTGATATTCAAAATTCTTAGTAAGTATTTATTTTCTTTGGTCTGAAAGTTGAATGTAAACTATGTAGTTTTTTACAATTATTAATATTTTCTTGGGTTACTATTCTATCATCATCCATACAATTCAATAAATCTTTGTAGAAATAATCATAAAAATGATAACCTCTAATGTTTAGTTGATTGCGTATATCATTGTTTATGCGACAACCTCTTAACATACATTCATATACATATTTCATATTATGGAAACCTTGTTCATAGTTTAACCAAACTGTATCGATATTTAGCAAACTATATATGAATAGTTCATTTAACCCATCTTTAACATAGTGTAATTCATTTTTAAATTTTTCATAGTTATTATTTACTAACTTCATTAGAAAGTTATGATAGTATTTTCCTTTGAATTCTGGACTATACATTTGTTGTATATCTTTCGAAACATAGAACAGGTTATATATATCTTTGAAATGTAAATTATTGATTATAAAGGGTAAAACATCAATTGGTAATGAAGTTATCATATTTTTGCTTATTGAAATAAATAATATTATCAAATTTATATATTTTTTTTCTATATATATTATAAAATATGGCTAGGAATAAAACACTAAGTTCAAGGGTTTCACGAAAGAATAAAACAATGAGAAGATCAAATAATAATAGAATGAGAAGATCAAAAAATAAAACAATGAGAAAAACTAAAAGAATAAATAATAGTAAAATAAAAAAGAAAAAGAATAAAAAACTAACTATAAAACAATTAAAATATAATCTTAGTAGAATGATGGGTGGATCTGGTATAACTGTGAACCAACTAAAATCATACCTAGGTGATGATTGGGAAAGAGACTTGAAAAGTATAGAACAGAAAATAAGAGAAAATAAAGATCCATTCACCGCACTCGGAGAATATTATGAACATATTGAAAGTGGGAAAAAATCTCTGACACTTAAAATTATAGAAAAGATCAATCAAAATAAAACAGTATTCTTTGATAAATTATATGATGCTGTAAATTCTAATAATGATTTTACTGATGCACCTAATGGTCCTTTAAGAAATTCTTATTTTCTCGAGACACACTACCCAACACTATATAATTTTAAAGTAAATAATGGTATAGAAATAGAATATGATAATTTGTTTAATTTAAAGAACAAGCTGAAAAAGATGACGTCTTCAGAACATATGACTAATTTAGAAAGTCAAGTAGGTGGAGGTAAAATGATTTATATTCCAGATAAGAAAAAAAAAGAATTTGCTAATTTACTATTAGAAGCAGAAGGGATAAAAAAACAATTTATTATTAGATCGGTAGAAGTATTAAAACAAATGGACCCTGATTATTTTAAATTAAACCCTGATATAATAAATAAGGCGTTAGAAATATATTTTGAAGGAGAAGGTAAAGAAAGATTATTAAATATTTCGGTCCGCATAATAGATAACACTAATGATCATAATTATAAGCAAGCTTTTAGAAATATTAAAACAAATATGGCGCATAAATTTTTTAGCAAAACTCGAGTCGGCAAAAAACACAAAAAAGAAGAAGCAGCACAAGCAAACTTTATGTCTGGCATGTTTGGAAATGATGATTATTGAAGTAAAAATATTATCAAATTTGATAAACTTTAATTAAAATAAATTAAAATTTATGGTTAAAGTGATGCCACTAAATACAGCTATTCCTGTAAAAAATAATGATGATACATATAATTACTTATATGGTATAAGTTGTGGATTGTGTATATGTGTTAGTTTATGTGTTCTTATAATATTCATTATTGTGTATTCTATTGAAAACGATACTATTGAAGACTATTCTTCTGCTTCTTATTAGATAAATTAAATTTCTTTTCCTGTTTCATTAAAGTTATACGCACATGCTTTTTACTATAAATATTATCTTTATTTGGTTTATCTTTTTCTTTTTGTTTTCTTTGAACCCGGTTCTTTCCCATCTTATATTGTATAAGCATTAATTCTTTAACATAAAAAAGTGTTTTGTCTTTCTTTTGAATTGTTTTTTGTCTTTCTTTTTTTAATTGTTTTTTGTCTTTCTTTTTTATTGATTTTGTCTTTTAGTTTATATGTTCTACACTATTCTTCACTACTCTCCACGGATAACGCGCTCCCTCTACAAACTCTAGGGATGCGCTGAACTCTTGCCCTACTTGTGCCTTTGATCCTAGGTGCTTCAATACTCCTCTCGGTACGAACACCGATCCCAGTGGACTCTTTGCTACTCCATGATTTTCTCCTACTGAAACCAATTCTATTTCACCAAACTGTTCTGGAATATGCGTGTCTTCCGAACCAGCTCTCACCCAATTACACCACGGTCTTCCACCACCTGGTCCCTGTGGTGTGTTCCACACGAAGTTGAACAGATGGTTCAACTGTTCCCTTTGTTCAAGCATCTCTGGCGTGAACTTCACCACGTTTCCTCGGTCATCCCTGAGTAGAGATGGGATCATCTTACAGATTGGATCAACTATGCCATCTTCACCCAATCCTTCGCCTGGAGACCAACCCATTTTCTTCATCATTGCGAACCCCGGACTCTCTGACCCTACAGGTTCTGGGAACCCTACATAGTCCGAGAAGTAAGATGGTTCGTGGAGTTCATCCATACCAGAGTCCCTCCACAGATCCAAGGCGCCTTCTATCTCCTCATCAGCGATATACTCTTTAGGGTCATCCTCCTCCACACCCAATAGTATCAACCCGACATCCTTCTGCAACCCCTGTATCCCCCTGTCCCACTCCGCATCTGAGGCATCCAACATCTCCTTCATATGAAGGACGCCTTCTTGAGAGAAGATGTTGATATCGGTGACTCCTCTCGTAGGAATCAGACTTATCTCCAGCAATCCAGACTCGACCGATGTAGGATCCGTGATGGTGATGTTCTGGAGGCATCCTGGTGGGTAGACGCACGCCATCTCCTAAGCAGTAAGTCTCAAGCAGTAAGTCTCCTAAGCAGTAAGTCTCAAGCACTAATAACTGTTTAACTTCTTTTCAGAGTTGTGAATATTTTTTGTTACTTAAACTTCTTAACAAATAAATCAAATTTATTAGGAACAAAAGTTAATTTAGTAAAAGATATCGAACCTCCCAAAAAATTTGATTTTTGTGTGGAAGGAGTTATCAACAAACAAAATAGAGAACACTTGGCTATAAAGAGATAATAATACTCTCTAAGTTTAGTAGCGTTTCAGAAACCAGAAAAACTCACAAGAGTCATGGCGTCAGTTGATTTTCACCAGAAGATCTCGGGTCACGAGGCTAAGGAGTGGATCAGGAACTGCTGTGATGCG